GTGTAAGGGTAAACCAGCACCAGCACCAGCACCAGCACCAGCACCAGCACCAGTGTCGGAACCGGAACCGGAACCAGCCCCAGAAGAAAAAGGTCCGACTCTTTTTGCAGAATGGAATAAGGATGCCAAAAAAGAAGACTAAGTATACGGTAATACAGGACACTAGAGAGCAAGAGGGGTGGTTTTTCACCCCTTACGACAGATGTGACGGAATGGAGATCGGAACGCTTCAAACAGGCGACTACACCTTAAAGGGTTACGAAGAAGTTGTTTGCGTGGAACGCAAGGCTTCACCTTCCGAGATAGCACAGAACTTAGGCAAGAAAAAGAAAACATTTTACAACGAAATTGAAAGAATGAGAGACTTTCCGTTTCGTTATATTGTTTTGGAGTTTTCTGCTTCTGATCTAATAGATTATCCACTTAGTCTCTTAGATGATAGCGATAAGGAGTTGTGGAGAAGATACAGCCTTGGACAGATACCGCTTCCAAAGTTTAAACGCTTTCAGGTTGTAAAAGGAACTAGGATAACGGGCAAGTATTTGCTAAAAGCACTTTTGGAGATCGGTATTAAATACGAGGTGCAAATACTGTTTGCTGACAACAAGAAAAACGCTTTTACAATTTGTAATAGCATATTTAAGAGACTAGCAGAACTATTCGATGAGAGGTCTGAATATGGGCAGCAGGAAACAGGAGATTTTGATTTCTGATATCCACCTTCACAATTTGGATATCGAAAGAAGAAGGATCTATCTACAGGAAAAGGATGATGCGGGAGAGAATCCCGGTGTAGATTATAGAACGTATCAAACATTTATAAAGAATCTGCACATACTACGAGATATTTGCAACATAGAGATATATCTACAGACCGGTGGTGGCTGTTGGTATTCTGGTATGGCTATATACGACTCTATAACTAACTGGCAAAACAATTGCAGGTTTAAGTGTACCATTTTTGGATTCGGTATGATCTGCTCTATGGGTACTGTTATCATGCAGGCCGCTAGAGAAAGAGTTCTTTCTGAGCATTGCATGTTCATGGTTCACTTTGGCTCAACAGATGTCAGTGGAGATGTGCAAAGTATGCAAAACTATGCGTCCTATCAAGATTATGAAAAGAATTTAATGATTGGTATTTATGCCAACAGGGTTGTTGAAGGCGAATTTGCCAAAGAAAAGGGATATAACTTGTCAAAGGTTAAATCCTTTATAAAAAGAAAGATGGAAAAGGGAGATTGGTACATGAACGCAGAAGAGGCTGTTTATTATGGATTTGCCGATAGGATATTGACATGAGAGATATTCAAAAGCAGTTAGACGATGCTTGGTTAGGTATTGACGTTGACGAAAGTACGTTATTTAATCCTATGGATTTTGTAATGGGCGAAGACAACGAAGAATTAGTAAAGAGGCTCTCATGGTTAATGATGAGGCCGGAATATTTTAGCTTTACCTGCAAGCACGTTCTAAACATTGAACTTGGCCCGTTCCAAGCAGTTTTACTGCAAGAAATGTGGAATAGGAAGTTCCCTATGCTGATCGGTAGTCGTGGTATGGGTAAATCCTTTATCCTTGCTTTATATGCTATTATACGTGCATTATTCATGCCGCGACGAAAGATCATTATTGTTGGTGCAGCCTTCCGTCAGTCAAAAGTTCTTTTTGAATACATGGACACTATTTGGAAAAACGCACCGGTTTTAAGAGATCTTTGTGCAAGCAATAGTGGCCCTAGAAGGGACGTAGACCGCTGTGTGATGCATATAGGTCATAGTACAATAACCGCACTTCCGCTGGGCGACGGAAGCAAGATCAGGGGTCAAAGAGCCAACGACATTATTGCCGACGAATTCGCGTCGATCCCCCGTGATATTTTTGAAAACGTTGTTGCTGGTTTTGCCGCTGTAGCATCTTCTCCTATCGAAAAAGTTAAACAAAAATCCAAAGAGGCAATGGCTAAGAAGTTAGGAGTTTCTATTCCTACTCAAAGGGTTGACAACCCTGTTGATATGTCAAACCAAATAATCCTAAGCGGTACTGCCTACTACGATTTTAATCATTTTTCTGAATACTGGAAAAGGTACAGACAGATTGTCAATAGTGGTGGAAGTATCAGAAAGCTGGAAGAGGTTTTTAACGGCTCTATACCAGCAGACTTTGATTGGACTAATTATTCAGTTACTCGAATTCCCGTTACGAAGTTACCTTTGGGCTTTATGGATGCTGGTCAGGTTGGCAGAGCAAAGGCTACTGTTCATACAGGTATTTACCAAATGGAATATGGTGCAGTTTTTACTACCGATAGCCAAGGGTTTTTTAAACGTAGTCTCATCGAGGGGGTTACTACATCCCCTACAAATCCCGCAAAGCTGGTTTCTGGAGAGGTTTGGTTTGAAGCTTCTTTAAAGGGCGACTCTGGAAAGAAATATGTGTTTGGAGTTGACCCAGCTTCCGAGGTTGACAACTTTAGTATTATAGTAATGGAGGTCGAGGAGGACCATAGAAAGGTTGTTCATTGCTGGACCACTACCAGAAAGTCGCACAAAGAGTTGTTAAAGTCTAGGATTGTTGACGAAGATGACTTCTATTCTTTTTGTGCTAAAAAGATCAGACAACTTATGAAAGTGTTTCCTTGTGCAGAAATAGCTATGGATGCTCAGGGTGGAGGTATCGCCGTTATGGAAGCACTTCATGACAGAGATAAGATTCCACCGGGCGAGGTTGCTATTTGGCCCGTTATAGATGAAGATAAGGCAAAGGACACAGACGACCATGCCGGACTTCACATCCTTAGAATGTGCCAATTTGCCAAATACGACTGGCTTGCGGAGGCTAACCACGGTCTTAGAAAGGACTTTGAAGACAAGTCTGTTCTGTTCCCTTACTTTGATTCAGTCAGCTTAGGTGTTGCCCTAGAGGTTGACAAGTCAGTAGGAAGAAAGTATGACACGTTGGAAGATTGCGTCATGGAAATAGAAGAGTTAAAGGACGAACTTTCTATGATTGTTATGACAGTGACCTCAAATGGTCGGGAGCGATGGGACACTCCAGAGGTTAAGACTGGAGCAGGAAGAAAAAGCAGACTAAGAAAAGACCGTTACTCGTCACTGATAATGGCAAATATGTCTGCCAGATACCTTAACGTCGAAAAGACCACTTTAGACGTTGGTGCTATCGGCGGATTCGCTGATGGAACGCCCCACTTTGGTGCGAAGGATGAGAAGCTTTTTCAGGGTCCGTCTTGGTTTACTGAAAAAACAGAAGGTTTGTACTAGAAGTTTGTTTATTGTGTATAACAATGCAACCGACAATACTATTGTTAATCGCATTAAAGGAAACGCATTAAATGTCAGATAAACCCCTCTATCAATCTTGGGCAAACGATCAGCAGCAAACCGAGGTTATAAATAGCTACCAGACCGAAACTGGGGGTTATGATGGCGTTATACATCGCACTGAGGCACATAGGGGAGACTACGGGGGAAATAGGCAGACCTATTTAGATATTGAGCCTGACCGAAGTGTTCGTCCTTCTTTTAATCGTTCTGATTATGATGCTTTTCGTCCGGGCGAAGCGGTTCCCTATAGACAAAAAAGAATCATGGCCGCCTGTAGTACAGCCTATGATAAAGTGGGAATTATCCGCAATGTTATTGACCTAATGAGCGACTTTGCTAGTCAGGGTTTGGTTCTTGTTCATCCGAACAAGCAAATCGAAAAGTTTTACCGTAAATGGTTTCGTCAGGTAAAGGGATATGACAGGACTGAGCGTTTTCTTAACTATCTTTACAGACAGGGAAATGTTGTAGTTCAAAGAAGAACCGCAAAGCTAAACAAGAAACATGAAGAAAATTTGAGAAGGGCGGCTGGAGCGGATGTTCTTCTTGAAATAAAAAAACAGGCTAAGAGGGAAATCCCTTGGGTTTACGACTTTATTAACCCTGTTGCGATTGATGTTAGAGAGGGCAGTCAGGCAAGCCTTGGTCGTCCAGAGTTTTTGCTAAACATTTCAAAGTATACATATAATTCTTTGATGAACGACATCTCTAACGAAACAAGTCCCGTTAAGACGTTACCTTTGGATGTTCAAAAACGGTTGGCAGCAGGAGAAAGAAAGTTACCACTAGATATGAACAGAACTTTCTTTTACCACTACAAGAAAGATGACTGGCTACTCTGGGCCAATCCAATGATTTACGCTATCCTAGATGACGTTAACATGTTGGAGAAGATGAAACTTGCCGACCTTGCCGCTTTAGATGGGACAATTAGTCAGGTTAGACTATGGACCGTTGGTGATTTTGATAATAAAATCGTTCCGACAAAAGCCGGTTTGGAAAAAATTAGAAACATTATCGCCAGTAACGTTGGTGGCGGTACTATGGATTTGGTTTGGGGTCCAGAGCTTAAATTCACAGAAAGCAATTCTCAGGCATATAGATTCTTAGGGGCGGAAAAGTACCAACCTGTACTTACCAGTATTTATGCCGGTCTGGGTATTCCTCCCACTTTGACAGGTGCTTCTGGATCTAGTGGTGGATATACTAATAACTATGTTTCCTTGAAGACTCTTATTGAAAGATTAGAGTATGGAAGAGAGGTTGTTGCTGGTTTTTGGAGGCAGGAGATAGAGTATGTCAGAAAAGCTATGGGCTTTAGACTTCCTGCCGAAATACATTTCGACTCCATTATTCTTTCTGATGAATCTGCACAGAAAAAGCTACTTTTGGATTTGGTTGATCGTGGTATTATGTCTGACGAAACTCTTTTGGAAAGAATGAGAGAGATTCCCAGTATCGAAAAGGTTCGCACGAAAAGGGAGCAGGCAGAAAGGTCTAATCAGGCAGTTCCTAATAAGGCGGGCCCATACCACAATCCTCAACATAAAGAGGATATGGCTAAGATTGCTATGACAAAAGATGTTTTGGACTCGGAAGAGTATTTGCAAGAAGGTCTTGGGCTACCATACAAAGAGCCGCCAGCACCTCCTGTCGCTCCACAAAAAGAGCAGAGTGGGCCGAGTGATAAAAGTTCTCCACCACAGGATGCAGGGCGACCAAAGAACTCTACAGACACTAACCCCAGAAAGCAAAGAAGGGTACTTCCTAGAAGTTCAGAGCCTACATCAGCCACTCTTTGGGGAATTGAGGCACAGGAGAAGATAGCCAAGCATATGAACGCCTTTGCCTGCAAGAATTTTGGAAAATCAACAGCTAGAGAATTAAACAAAGCAGAGGTTGACCAATTAGAGTATCTAAAACTTTGCATTTTTACAGGTCTTGACCCTATGATTGAAGTGACTCCAGATATAATAAAGGACGTTTTAGCACTAAATACTAAACCGAGCATAGCTTTTCTAAAACTGTCAGAAGGTAAGGCTATTACCTTCAACACTGTTATGCATAGAAAGCCAAACTCGTCGGATATGCGTCATATTTATGCCTCTGCTTTTGCTGAGATTTTTTGCAGTCGCGTTGAATAATACCAAAACAAAACCCTATATCTATAGTTTTGTGTATTATCAGTTATGGAGAAACAAATATGAACATACCTATTTATCAATCTGAGATCAACGATGGTCTGGGTGAACAGATTAAAAATAATTCTGTAGCCTACGTTGCTGTGGCAAGTCCCGGCAAGGTGCCTCAAGTATGCGAAGACAAAGATCTCCAAAAACTATTAGCACAAAAAATTAGCGATAATAAGTTGCCCGTTTCTTTACGGACTATCGCTGAGAATAAGGATCAGATTGATCTATATTACATTAAGTCTGTTTTGGTAAGCACAGGCTGGAACAAGAACGATGACGTTTTTGATCCTCAAGAACTCTGGGACGCTAGAAACACTCCCGAAGACAAGCCGTTTAACTTTATGCACGATGAAAAAGATATTATCGGACATATAACGGCTAACGAGGTTGTTGATTTTAACGGTGGGTCGATTGACGTTGATTCGCCGGTTGCCCCAAAGGAGTTTAATATTCTTACCTCCGCTGTTATCTATACAGAATGGTCTGACATCGAACAGAAGCAAAGATTAAATCAAATTGTTGCAGAAATCGAAGATAACAAATGGTTCGTTTCTATGGAGTGCCTCTTTCCTAATTTCGACTACGCTCTTAAAAATTCTAAGGGTGAAACTAAAGTCGTTTCAAGGAATGAAGCTTCTGCATTTTTAACAAAGCATTTAAGATCATACGGAGGAACTGGAAAATATGATGATTACCAAGTGGGAAGACTGTTAAGAAACTTATCGTTCTCTGGTAAAGGCTTGGTTTCAAAACCCGCAAACCCGCGAAGTATAATTCTGGAAGGAAATGATTTTTTCGACGAATCACAATCTAAATTGTTAACATTATCTTCACTAAAGGAGAAGAATAGTATGTCCGATCAAGACAATCAGGTTCAAACCCTGAAAGCGGAATTGGCAGAATCAAAAGCTGCTAACGAAGCTCTGAAAGAAAAGGCCGAGAAAGAAGCAAAGGCTGGTTATGAAACCCAGATTGCAGAACTAGAGGCACAAATTTCAACACAAGCGGAAGAACTTGAACAGGCGGGCGTTAGCTTTGACCTCAAGTCAAAGGCTTTCGACGCTCTTAACGTAGCAAAAACAGAGCTTGAAGAAGCTGCCGTTGCTATGAAAGAAGAAGTTGATAAGATGAAGAAGAAAGAGGCTATGATGAAGCGTAAAGCCCAGCTTGCAGAAGCAGGGTTTGAAGCAGAAGAAGCCGAAGCTACTGTTTCTGAGTTTGAGAACCTTGCAGACGAAGACTTTGATAGAGTTATTGCTCTTCTCAAAAAGTCCGCTAAAAAGGACAAAGAAGAATCAGAAGCGGGTTTGCCTCCTGCCTTGAAGGAAGCTATCGAAAAGAAGAAAAAAGAAAAAGAAGGTGACGATGCTAAGGCAGAGGTTAGCCCAGAGCTGGACCCAGCAGAAGCAAGCGTTGAGCTTCTTGAGAACGCAGAAACTCCACAAGAGGCTGCTGTTGCACAAATCAACTCCGAGCAAGAGTCCGAGCAGGAAACTCTTCGTGCCTCGGCTCAAGAATGGATTGGATCTCTTTTGAAGTCCAACAAATAATTCCCAAACATAAATAAAATCCTTAAAGGAGAGTACAAATGGCTCTAAAGCAAGACAGATCAACTCTGCAAACAGACATCAGCTTCTTCATGAATGAAGTTGCTACAAGAGGCGGTGTTGCCGCTCTTTCAACTGCCGGTTCAGGTGCTTCAATGGACAACGGTAACGCCGTTGTTACATATGCTGCCGATCCTTCTGGCGTTGCTCCACTGGGACTTTTGGTTAACGATATGGTCAACCTTGACCTTACTCGTCAGCACTTGAACCAGTACAAAGACGAAGTTCAGAAGGGTGGAAAAGTCACCCTTCTTAACAAAGGATGGGTTGTTACCAACTCATTGGAAGGAACACCTGCGGGTGGAGACTTGGCCTACTTGGGTCACAGTGGAAATGTTGCTACGCCTACTGCGGCTGATAACATTTCCGGTGCAAAGGATAATGCCGTAGGACGATTCCTTGGTGGCGTTGACCAGTACGGTTACGCTAAAGTCTACATTGACTTGCCTAACAACTAATAAATTCTTTTAAGGAGAACATTAACTATGTCAAAAGAAAGACCTTCTGGCGAATTTTTGGAACTGCTTCGCAGATCCGGCGATAGCGACAAAACTGTTGCTATTCAAGCACAGCGAGAAATCGCTAAAGCATTAGAAACCCCTCTTCGTAAAGGTGTTTTGTTTGGAGACGTTGTTCGCGGTATTTACGAGGCTATGCCTCTTGAGCCGGGTGCTTCACCTGAGTTCCCATTGGATCTTCTTGCTCCGGGAACTGAGATTGATCACATTGCTTTCACGAATCCCGGCAACGGTCGTATTCCTGAGAAGCATGTTGAAAGTGATTACGTCATGATCAATACTTATGGCGTTACCAGTTCGATTGACTTCCTTCTTCGTTACGCTCGCGAAGCTAACTGGAATGTTGTTGGTCGTGCCATGCAGGTTCTTGAGTCGTCTTTCGTAAAGAAAATGAACGACGACGGTTGGCACACACTGCTTGCTGCTGCCGTTGATCGTAACATCTTGGTTTACGATGGTGACGCCGGTGCTGGTCAGTTCACCAAGCGGCTTGTTAGCTTGATGAAGACTGTCATGCGTAGAAACGGTGGTGGTAACAGTGTTACTGCTCCGGGTCGTTTGACTGACCTTTACATGTCACCAGAGGCTATCGAAGATATCCGAAACTGGGGTATCGACCAGCTTGATGACGTTTCTCGCAGAGAAATCTACGTTGCGAGCGATAATGGTCCTCAACTTACTCGCGTGTTTGGTGTAAACCTTCACGACTTGTTTGAGTTTGGTGACGGTCAAGAGTATCAGGATTACTTCCTGAATGACCTTGGTGGCAGCATCGAGGCAGCAGACGTTGAGTTGGTGGTTGGTATTGACCAAAGTGCTAATGACAGCTTTGTTATGCCTGTCAAGAAAGAAGTTGAGATCTTTGAAGATCCTGCACTTCATCGTCACCAGCGTCAAGGTTATTACGGCTGGGCCGAGATGGGCTTTGGTGTTCTTGACAACCGAAGAATCATCGCTGGCTCGTTCTAAGAACGACTGCGATAGGTTATTTAGGAAAGCCGCTTCGGAAGAGGCGGCTTTTTTTCGTTAATTGTGTATACTAGGGTAAGTATACATATCAATATTTAGGAACTTGTTGTCATGAAAAAACCTGCTGGCGTAGTATTTTGGTTTCAGCAAGAGGATACTGATGTTTTCTCTAGCCGCCCTATAGATCTTGACGCTTGGAGATATGCTATAAAAGCTGGCGGTTGTGACAAAGCCAGATGTATTAACGAAACGGAAGAAGATTTAAAATTTGACGGTGCTTTTGATTTTGAAATAATTGGAAGCAGTGAAGTAGATTTTAAAAACTGGCTCACAGATAAGGAAAATGTGGTTGTCTTTCAGTGTGAATGGAGTTGTCCAGAGGACGCTATTTCCCTAAGAGAGTTGGATCACACTAAGGTTGATTGGTATGTTTTTGGACATGGTGCAAACGCTCCATTTAATCTTGACGCTCAATATGTTTACATGCCTATTGCAGATCAGGCGGGTTTACATCCAGTACACGCCGCATCTGCTGTAATGCTCCGTAGATGGGAAGAATTATTAGAGGTGGATAAATAATGGCTGTTTCTTTAAATTCTGGACAAGTAGTTAATGACTGCGATAATGCCAGTGGCTTTTCTTCCGGTTCTACTCAGACTGAGCCTAGTTTTATTCAAGGAACCGCTGCTATTGGTGAAAAGGTTTCTAATAGCACGACAGACTTTAAAACGACCCAGTTGAGCGGTGGGGGTGGTACTTTTTCTTTTGATTTTAGTAGCGGTGGTGCTAACGAAGGAGATCATCTTCTTTGCTGGATTAATGCTCTAACGCCTATCAATGCCACTACGGGTATTAGACTGTGTATGGATGATAACAGCGTTGGTACTGGCGTATGGGGGCTTGCTCCAGCATCTAACTACACAGGTGGCTTTATTCCTAGAGTTATTGACACTGCCGCAGATTTTACCTCGGTCACAGGCAGTTTCACCACGACAGGAAATCCTGCACAGCTAAACGCTGTAGATGAAGTTGGTGGTGGGTTCACTACTATTACGATGATTTCTGGTAACTTCGCAAACGTGTTGATTGACCAGTTCACCATCGGTACTGGACTTAGGGTTGATGGTACTAGCAATACTTGGAGCACAATAGAAACAGCAGAAGCTTCAAATGTTTGGGGATGGCAGGTTGAGCAGCTTGGTGCATATATTTGGAGAGGTGGTGTTTATTTAGGCCCATCCACAGGTACAGCGACATCTAGCTTTACTGATACTGGTCAGGTTGTCACCTTCGCTGCCGAAAATGTCGCTACCGGCTTTTATGATATTAACATCAGGGGTGCTAATACTACAATAACTTTTACGCAGCATGTTATTAGTTCGGAAGACCCCGCAATCGCAAGATGGAATCTTACTTTGGATGGCACTTCTATTCCGACGTTTGATGATTCGGCATCGCTTTTCAAGGGTTTTGATGTAATCACGTTGCAGGCTGGTTCAACTTTAGATGGTACAACTTTAGATAATGGCAATAGCATAATTCAAAACGGTGCAACAATAACAAATTGCAGTATATCAAATGCAAACACCGCAGACGGTGTTGCACTAATACAGTCCGACAATCTAGCGAATATATCTAATTGCAACTTTACTTTTTCTGATGGTCATGCCATAGAGATTACCACCGCTGGAACTTATTCTTTTAGCGGTAATACTTTTACTGGTTATGGTGCAGACGGAACAAATGATGCTGCTATTTACAACAATTCAGGCGGCTTGGTTACAATCAACTCTAGCAATAATTCAGGAATTACTGTAAGAAACGGGGCTGGAGCCACTACTACCGTTGTTGATGCTGTTACCGTGAGTGTAACTGGTGTTAGTGAAGGAACCTCTGTGCAAGTGCTTGCAAATGAAACGGCAGGGACGGTCACAAAGGGCGATGTACTAGGGTTTGGGTTAGCCGATGCAAGTGGGGAATTTAGTTTTAGTATTAACTATGAAGGTGCTTTCGGTGCGGGGCTTGATGTTATTATCCGCTGCCGCAATCAAGGATTTCCAAATGCTGGTATTGCTGATGACGGAGGCGTTTTCACAGACGAGACTACTGCAAACAATAGTGCTGTGGAAAATGATATCACTCTAATGCCTTCGGGTTCCGCTGCAACAAACGACGCCTACTACTGGGGACATGGAGAGAAGTTTAATCAGCTAAAGTTAGAGGTTAGTCAAGCGGCCTCTACAGGTTATTGCATACTTGACTGGGAGTATTGGAACGGTAGCGTATGGACTGCACTATCTAACGTGGTAGACAATACCGATGAATTTGAAACTTCTGGCTTAAACGTGGTTTCTTGGGACGAGCCTACAGGATGGGCCACGACCAGCGTTAATTCTCAGGGTCCGTATTATTACGTTAGGGCCAGAAACACAGGACTTCCTCAAGCCGGAACACAACCACTGGGAAGGAAGGTTAAATTAGATGTGACAAGATATTTGCCATTTACGCAGAATAACACTATAACTAATAGTGGACTCAACGTTGTGGCCGTTTGGATCGAAGATACAATTTCAATTTTTTAGGCTTTTTTGTGTATAACAAATAAGCAAACCAACCATACTTCTTAGGAGTTCAAAATGAGTTCTATTACTATTCTTGGGGGGGATTTTGAGATCCTCTTTGACGATGAGAAAAACCAAAATGGTGGAACGGCAGCCGTTGCTGGGATGAGAACCATCCAGCACACAGGAGCTAGTGAAACTGTTTACACAACAAACCAGCTTTATTCTGCCGTCGCAGATGCGGCTGATGAGTTTGTTGCTATGGGTTTTAGAAACCCCATGCTTCCCGTTACGCCAAACGCTTACACGATGGAAAATCAATACTTTATTCCTCGTAGCTCAACCCAATACCTTAAAGAAGGTGCTATCACAGCAGATTGGTCGTTGACTGGAACCGTAGCTGGCGATGGTGTTGCTAAGGTTAATTATGTAGATAGCGTCAGCTTTGTTTCTGGCGACATTGGTCGTCAGGTTACACAATCCGATTCAGGCGATACGGGAACCCTGCTCGACTTCGACATAGATCAAGACGGTTCTCTCGCTGCATGGATTCGTCCAGACGATCCGGCAACTGACACCTTTTCTGGAACAGGTTCGATTTCTGTTACCGCAGACGGTGGCGGAACAGGTTCTTCTACCTCGTCTACGGCGGGTGTTAATGGCGAGCATATTTTCTCCGCTATTCAGGCTATTGGTAGTGTTCCTACTGCTACCGAGGTTTATCTTATTCAAGATCGTCAAAAGATTTCAAGCTGGGATGATAGCTTCCAGTGGTGGGCAACTGATGCAGATGCCTCTCTTGGTATTATCTCGATTCTGATTCAGGTTAAAGATAGCGGAACTTTGGTTGCGGACGGTGATGTTGAGGTTTTTGCTCGACGATACACAGCCCTGTATGACAACTTCCGTCTTAACGTTGCTGGTGGTGGTTTCTCTGCTCTGCCTCTTGCTTCTGCTCCAGATATTAACAATACAACTGGTTATAGAACCTTTACTGGTGATACTTTAACTGGATCTGGAACATTTACTGTTGGAAATGGCATTTATGACGCTTCTGCCGGTAGTTTTGCAAATGCTACCAAAAAGGGCGTTATCACCGCTGTTAGCGGAACTGCTACTGAGCCAGTGATTGAGTATTACTTGGTTGGTGATTTGACGGATTTTGTCGTTTCTGACACCATTCAGGAATACGATTACAGTACCGGCTTGGATGGAGATGCGGATATCGCTGGTTCTGGTATTCTTGCTCCTAGCAATACCAGTGGTGGTCCAGCCGATACCGGAGCTGGCGAAGGTGGATCGCTTACGATTACCTTGGAACACTCAGATGTTGACCATGACGGTAACGGAACTCCAGAACCTTACTCTGTTACGGTTGACTGCCAAGGCGATGTTCCAATCGCTAAAGTTTATGAGAATATCAAGTATGTTTGTCGCCGTGGTCAGGATAATAGCTTTTGGGATACCAACTCTTCAAACATGCCCGGAGAAACTTATCGAGGTCTTGATACCTTCGTAGAGTGGGATAATCCTCTTGGTGGTGCTATGACCGATGGAGAGAACGTTACTGGTGCTAGTGGATATACTGCACGACTGGCTGGTTATTCGACAAGCTCTGCTTGGGCGTCTCCGGTAGATTATATTACGCTTTCGGATAGTCAAACATCCTTGGACTCGGTTGCTGATGGAAACACAATCACTGGTGTTACTTCAGGCGGTTCTGTTGATGCTATTGGTACTGGCGGTACTTATAATATTGTTTCCTTTACGTCTCCTAAAGCGTCTCCATTCGGTACGTTTACGGGTTCTCAGATTTTCGGTGCCCGTGGTGTTGCGTTTATCAATCCTGACGGTGCTGATGTTCAGGCTTATATTCTGACCGATGATATTGGAACTCTTAATACTCCTCCGAACACGGTTAGTTTCACGGTTTCCAATACTGCCGCCTTGGACAGAATTCTTGTTGCAAGAGATACTGGAACGTCTGGTATCATCGACAAGGATCAGTTTGGTGGAATGACAGCCGCATCAGCCGGTGATAGCACTATTACAGTTGGCGATGGAAGTTTCAATGAGCAGATTCCTCCTGTTGGATTCGTTAGAGTTGTTGATACTGATCCCCTTTTAAGTAGACTTGGAAATACTGACACTCAACAAGAGCATAAGTATGAATATAGCTCAAGGGCTGGTGGTACTGGCGTCTTTACTTTGACTGCTGTTGATAATGCTACTGGTACTGCTACTGGTGGATCAACTACGACTCTGGTTGATAGTGGCGGTGGATTCCAAGGAACGGTTCCAGTTAAGGTTGGTATGCTTGTTAGAAATACTACCGATGGTGGGATTTTTGAAGTCACCGAGGTTACAAGCGATACAACCTTGGCTGTGCAACAACTTTACGGTACTGCTGGTGGGGATTTCGCTAACTTAGATGGTTACGAAATCAACAGAGTGATTACCGCCTACACCACTGACGACGATATATATGACTTGATTCTAGATATCGAGGCTACTGGATCTTCTGTTACTAATAGTTTCACGAAAACCTTATCATCTAACTTTGGCGTAGTTGTTAATGTTCGTCAAGGTAAGATAATTCTACCATTTACTCTGAATCAGACTCAGGGAGATGGAAGCACCAGTGTCACGGTTGTTCGTCAGCCTGACAACATCGCTACTTAATTTTAGTTGTTTAGTTTTAGTGCTATGGGGAAAGTCTCCATAGCACTTTGTTTTATTTAAGAAAAAGGATAAGGAAATATGAGAGATAGTAACAAAGGAAAAGACGGGTACGACTCCATAAGAGTAAACGGTTCCAAAATAGACAATCTACCACTCGGTCAAGGCGAAGTAGCTAGGCAGGGCTTGGCAGATTTTATTAAAACGGACAAGGAAACCAAGGAGAATAATGTTAAGGCTAAGTACCCCGATGTAAGCGAAGATTATGTTAAAGGGGTTATTAAAGAGTCTAAGGGAAACATTGAACGTGTCAAGCAAACAATGGCAACCCTTAAAAACGATAAGGCTGAGTATTCTGTGCTAATCACTCAGTCTAAAGTTAGAGATGCTCAGATAGAGCAGCTAAACAATGAAAATCCAGAAGACGCAAAAAAAATCAAAGAACTGTTGAAACAGTTTCCACCATACAACATACAAGCTCTTGAGGATCAGATCTTTCAATTTGAAGAATCTATTGAGAGATGCGGCAGTGTAATAGAACAAGAATGGAACTCTATCGCAGAATTTACTAGAAACCTAGCACTTGTTCAACAAAGAGATCGTGAGCTTAAAGCAATAAGGTAGGACTATGACTACAAGAGAAGATATTAATGTAGACTACCAACCGTCTCCAAGAGTTGTGGAGGTTGCTTCTCCGTCTACTGAGCTAGTATTGCAGGATCTCATTGATACATTAAGAATATCAGAAGAAGGTTTTGCAGAAGGTTTAGCCTTTGATAAACTTATTGATGCTGCCGGTAAAGAAGACCTCGGCGGTGGCGTTCTGGTCGGTATCACGGCCAACCTACAAGATGCTCAAGTGTCTTTTGAAGCAAGAAGGACGCCTGCGGAGATCGGAACTGTTACTACAGCCAGTGGTACTGAGGTAAACGGTTTACAAACCTTCGCGGACTCTTCTGCTGATTTTGTAACTGCTGGAATTGCTAGGGGTTCTTTGGTAATTAACTTTACGGATAATAGCATCGCAGACGTTTACGATGTTATAGACGCTAATACTATAATTACAAGATCTCTTGTTAATGGCTCTGATAACGAATTTGAACTTGGCGATTCTTATCAAGTTTTTAATATCGTTCAGTGTAACATCGCGGGCGGAAACCTAGTAGCAGAAGATGAAAACGATGTTCAGATTTCTTCTGTTGTACCAACAGCTTTTACCCAAATCGTCCGAACTGCTTCTTCATCTGCCACACTTTCAGAATCTCAAGATATTCAGTATTCTAGTTTCAATGGCGGTGTGACGGTTGACGTTCTGTGTGCTAATACTGGCACAGCGTTTCCAACTGGCACATCCAGACAGCCTGTAAACAATATGGCAGACGCTTTGTTGATTGCCCAAACAAGGGGTCTTTCAAAATTTTTCATAAGTGGTAATATCACATTATCCACTGACACTTTTGATAATTTTGTTTTTGAAGGTCAGTCTACCGCTAGATCAACAATCACCATTGATAGCAGTGCAAGCGTAATCTCTAGTGAATTTACAAACTGTACTGTTACAGGTGTTCTGGATGGCAATTCTGTTATCGAAAACGCCGTAGCACAAGATCTTAATTTTGTTGATGGTGTTGTTAGAAATAGCGGTTTGGTTGGTGATATAACGCTTAGTGGTGCAAGCACCTTGCAACTGCTAGACTGTTATGAGGGTTCGCAGGTTAGGCCATGTCTCGATTTTGGTGGAGCGGGTACTGGTTTAATTGTAACCAACTGGAATGGTGCGATTTGTCTTAAAAATAAAACAGGCCCAGAAGCGGCTTTTCTTGACTTGGCCTCTGGCGATATTGAGATAGACAATGATGTGACAGATGGAACTATTACTCTTCGGGGTGTGGGAAAGTGGGATAATAAATTCTCATATGCTGGCGGTGCGACGATCATTGATGAAACCATCTTTACTCGCGTTGATGAAACTCATGGTCAGGTTATTCGTAGCGTGTTTCTCAAAGGGACTGCTGCAACAAATGGAAACGGCTACCAAGGTTCTCCATTCAACAACTTCCCAGACGCTATTGGGGCACTTGATGATAGAAGTCTTACGCATATTCAAATCTTAGGTAATGTGACGTTAGATAGAAATATTGATGGCTACACTATTACTGGTCAAAACCTTCCGGTGTTTGATATGAATAACTTTAGTGTTGGTTCTACAAACTTTATTAAGACGATTTTGACTGGTACGCAAAATGGTGGTTACTTTTTTCTTGAAAGCTGCGGTATACAAAACGCATCAGGGGTTGATGGTCAGGCTAACGTAGTCGCTTTGGGGGGTACTATATCAGTTGGAGGAGGTTGTAATATTTTGTTCAATAATGTTACCCCTATCTTCCCAAATACGGATATTGTTATAGACTTTGCAAGTCATGCTGGCGATCCTTGCGAGGTTGACTTTGAAAATGCTCATGGTGATTACGTTATTAGAAATATGATTGATCCATCCCAGATTTTTGAGATCAACTTTTTGTCTGGTAAAATAACCATAGAAAATTCATGTACCGCTGGTACAATTATTATGAATGGTACTGCCGACTGGCTAAATCCAGAGTTTTCGGGCGGTGCTACTATTGAAAACAGACTCATCAATCCAGATGGCGTTCAGTTTTCTGAGTTTATTGATGGTAGAGTTTATATTGATGCTAATGAGGCAACGACCGGAACGTTCTTCCCTCATGGTACAGTTCGACTTCCATGTAATAATGATGCAGATGCTAAGGTGGTTTATCAAGCCAATAATATCAGAAAAGTAGAAATAGAGAGTCATGTAACCCTTACAGTAGACCATGACGATATCAAATTCTTTGGCAGAAGCCCAAGAACTACAACCCTTACTGTTGGTAGTGGCGTAAGCACTAATAACTGCGAATTCCAAAACATGCTACTTACAGGCACACTCACAGGAAATACTTACATCACACAAGTGGCACTTAAAAATGTGACTGGATTGATTGGTCACTTTGAGCAATGCGTTATCCGTGAAGGAACCAACACTTTGGGCGGGGCAGGAATCGGCATGTTTAACAAATGTGTCGCCGTCTCTGCCCCAAATCCCGGTACAGACATTCCAATTTTAGATTGTGCTGGAAGTGGGCAAGGTGTAGCCTTTAGAGAGTTTTGTGGCGAAATTAAAATCATTAACAAAACAGGTCCAGAACCTATGTCTCTTGCTTTGAATGGAGCCAGAGTAGAACTAGACAGCACTGTTACTGATGGCAGTATTCGTGTATTTGGAGTGGGTGAACTTATAGACAATAGTGGCGGAACTGCTGTTGTAGATAGAGACGAGCTTGTGGCTCCTGAGTATATTATGGAAGATGTTTGGTCGGCATTGGCGTCAGATCTCGATGCGGCTGATTCTATGGGCAGCGTTATGAATGACCTATGGAGTATGGCTAATGGAAAAATAGTAGAAAGTCCTGTTGGAACATTTACTTTTTATGATAGAGATAATGTAACTCCAAGATTTGTTCTCACCAAAACCGGTAACGAAAGGACGCGAAGTTAATGGCTGTAGACCTACAAGCGGTTTCCACTTTTGGCTGGTTTCCTTCAACCCCGGTCGCAGACGATCTTACGCTGATATCAACCTTTGGCTGGTACGGCTTTGAAGAACTTGTAACAAACCCAGACATCATTCAGTTTATGTTGCATGTAAACAGAATGTTAGAATTAGAACTATATAGATAGGATTAAAAAAAATGGCAGACAATGTACCAATTACCCCCGGAGCGGGTGCAAATATTGCAGCAGATGAAATTCTGGGCGTGAAGTATCCACGTTCTAAGATGGTTCTGGGTGCCGATGGTAACAACGATGGGGATGTCAGTGTTGATAATCCTGTGCCTATGGTTGACCATGTGGCTATTCGTCGCGGCATTGTCCCTAAATTTTCTTGCGAGCATAAGTTTGGTGCGAACCTTACGGTCGGCAATAGTCCTGAATTCATTTGGACCCTAGGAGGAAATTATACATTTTTATCCGCTGCGTCAACTTTGCGGGTTGCAGCAGGAAATGCTAATGATGATTCCGCTGGAAGTGGGGCTAGGCAAATTACAATTTCAGGTTTGGATTCAAGCTTTAATGAGATAACTGAAACCGTCAGCTTAAATGGCACCTTCGCTAGTGATCCCACGACCAATAGTTTCATAAGGGTTAATAGAGTTTTCGTATCTCAGATGGGCACATCTCATTCTGGAAACGTTGGAGAAATAACGATTGAATCTACTGCGGGGAGTGTCACGGTTGCTCATATCGACGTACAGCAAGGACAATCAGAGCAAATGATCTATACTGTTCCTGCTGGAAAAACTGCATATATCACACAGACAAATGTTTACGTTTCTTCAAATCAGGACGCTTCTGTAGTTTTGTATAGAAAAGATAATGCAGATGAGACTGTCGCTCCTTACTCGGCTAGGCGTGTTGTCTTGTCCTTTTCGGAAGTTTCTGGTCAGGCTACACAACCAGAGCCTACCACTCTCGGACCATTCAATGAAAAAACTGATATTTGGATGGTTGGAGAAGCGTCAACTACAGCAGCTATTACCGCCAACGCAGACATAATTTTAGTGGATAATTAAGATGATAGATGGTTCATTATTGCCGCTCTGGTTTCAAGAGGCTAATTCGTATTTTAGACCGGATCAGATTGAATTTTCTGTCGGTGTGGATACGGGTCTAGAGTTTACATTGGAAATTCAAACGCAAATAGAACAAGAATTGAGTATAAATAGACAGGTGGATGATGAACTAGAAATTAATCGCCAATTAGAATTCACAGTAGAGAGATAATTATGGCAACTTGCTCAGAAGAAGAAGTACATTACAACGATATAGGAACTGAATTTTTGGTAACTATCAAGGATTGTGTTTCTGGAACTCCTACAGTGCTTGATGTTTCCGGGGCGTCAACCTTGGAGCTTATTTTTAAGTCACCTTCTGGTGTATCAACTACCAAGAGTGCGGGTCTGGTCACGGATGGTTCAGACGGAAAAATCAAATACACAACTGTTGACGGTGACCTCAACGAAATCGGAACTTGGCGACTACAGGCAAAAATAGGAATAGGTGGAGGGGTTTTTCGATCAGACGTGGGTTCATTTAAAGTTTACGAAAATCTGTAGGGTATAATTATGTGGCAAGTAGATATGGTATTGATGTTAAGATCTATTATTGGAGATCTTGACAGTTCAAGTTACACAGACGAGCGACTAAAACAGGTTTTGGTAATTGGAGCCTATAACGTTCAGAATGAAGCGGTTTTTGTGAACACATATATAGTCAGCGTTGGTCAGGTTTCCTTGACTCCTGATCCTATTTCCACAGGAGATTCTGACTTTGCCGTTTTAACAGTATACAAAAGTGCCTGCATCCTTATAGGCAGCGAAGTAAAGACGGAATCCTGTAATGCCATTTCTATGAGAGATGGTCCCAGTGCCGTTGATCTTCGTGGAATTGCAGCAAGCCTGTCTGGTCTACAGCAGACGTTGTGTTCAAAGTACGAAGAACTGATAACAAAATACCAATACGAAAAGGGCGATGGTGGATCTCCTATCGGGACCGCCGTTCTTGGTCCTTATAGTCCCGGAAGTTGGGGCGTTGCTCAGAACCGCAACAATGGCGGCTTTTATTAACATTTAGTTACCCGGAGAAAGAAATATGACTTCTGTAAAAATTATCGGCGGAAATGGGTTTAATGAAGGTGGGGCTGTAACGTTTACAACTCCAACCGGCGTTGTTTCAGAACTGCCAAATCCCGCCCTGAATCGACAAAACCTGCCTCACGACTACAATATGTATGGAATTACTTTGTACGCTGAGATCAGTGCTGCTGTCGAAACTCAAGAGGTGGTAGCTGCTATTGCGGGCAGGCAGATTGAGGTTCTTAGTTATGTATTTGTTGCCGACGCAGCTTCTACTGTAACTTTCAAGAGCGATACAACAGCCATGTCTGGGGCAATGGCTATTGCTGCAAATGGTGGGGTTTCGTCAAACGGCGACGACAACGGGCTAATGCTAACAAGTAAAGGCGAAGCTCTAAATATTACAAATTCTGCTGGAAACTTGGGCGGGCATTTAACATACAGGATTATCTAATGGCTTTCAATATACCTAAGTGTGCTTTCGATAAGTTCAATGAAGCACTTTTGCTTTTCACAAGAACTGCTAGGTTGGTATATCCTGAATTTAAAGAGGATTGTCCCAACTGTATTCTTGGGGCAATGGGTACAAGAAATAGGTCTGCCAGCATTTATCAGGTTGGCGGTCCCTACCCTTTTGAAAGGGGTATGCCCTGTCCCTACTGTGGCGGAAAGGGTTACAAAGCTGTAGAGTCTAGTGACACAATTACATTAAGAATTTATTGGGACAGAAAAAACTGGGTCAAAACCGGTGCTGAGATAAATGTTCCAAACGGAGGGGTTCAGACTATTGGTTTTATGACAGATCTTGAAAAGATAGAAAAGTGTAAGTACATGATTCCTTCCTATGATGGAATAGAAAACTATGAAGCTAATGCTAGATATGAAAAAGCTGGAACTTCTTTTCCACAAGGATTCAAGCAGAACGAGACTAAGTACGTTGTAACCTTTTGGAAAAGAGCTAATTCATAATGGTTAGGAAGGCAAGCGTAAAACTGATAGAGACTGAAAACCAGTTCAAGAAAAAGGTAAATAAGGCCATAGCAGACAGTGCCAATAAAAATGTTCCTAAAAACATTCCAAAGGTAAGGTCACAACTCAAGCCGTTGATTGCTGGGGCACTTATGTCTAGTCCAGAAATTCTATCTTTGCAAAGCGGAGTGCTTCGTGCTGAGTTTGGCCTTGATTCAGACCCTACCGATGCCATAGTTCAGGCCATACTTTCCACTATAAAAGTTCAGTATTTTCCTATAACTTCAAAAAACTTGACTGGTGGACTCAGGATCATAATGCAGCCAGCGAGTTTTGAAAATCTTTTGTCGTTGAATGTTGCCAATCAGCCGATAGAAGGAGGTAGCCTTCCTTGGTTAGAGTGGTTGTTAACTTTAGGTGACTCTGTTATAATTTTTGATTTCGGCGTTCAGTTTGGAGCCTATTCAAACTCTAGATCTGGTGAAGCTAGAATGAGCAGTAAATTTGCTCCATACAAGGTAAATAGTGCTTTTGCTGGAACTAGAGATGATAACTTTATAACCAAGGCTGTTTCTGGCATAGAGTCACAGATCACTAAGATACTAAAAGGAGCGTTCTAATGCCCGGAGACAATACAACTAAACTAAATCTAGCTTGGGGACAAGACAAGGCTACTGATGCCACCCTTTCCGAGTTGGTTTTGGATAATTTTATAAATTTCTACGACTGGGGTCTGCTAGATAAGGGAGGTTTCTACAACATAGAGATTCCTCAGAGTGGTATATATGGCGGTGATCGTCACAAATTAAGACTTGTAGATTCCCCTAACTACAACGATGGTCAGGTCTGGGAAGGATACAGACAGAACTGGGTATGGGAAGGTAGTGGCAGTGTAGACGGAACAACAGAACAGCCAATTAGTCCATCGGGCGTTTTTGTTGATGGTTCCTTTTATGCAATTGACAATGTTTCAAAGCCTTTTTACATAGATTATGACTTAGGCAGGGTTGTTTTCGATTCTGCCCAATCTACTACTAGCGATGTTACCATATCTTATAGTCATAAAAGGGTTCAGGTTGTTCCGGCCAAGGGCATATCTTGGTTTCAGCAATTGCAAACTAATTCTTTTAGAAATGAGTCAAATTTTCAGGTTTATGGTTCTGGTGGATGGGTTCATCTCGGACAGACAAGGGTACAACTTCCTGCTATAGCTGTAGAGGTCGTGCCTGCTCAAAGCACTCAGGGCTACCAGCTTGGTGGCGGTCAGTGGGTAAGGCCAGATGTTGTGTTCTATATTATGAGCGAAAATCACTGGGAAACGGTAAATTTAATGGATACTGTAATTTCTCAGAATGACCGAAGCATAAAATTATTCGACTCTACCGATGTTGCGGCTTCTGGTGTCTCTCCTTATACTTTTGAAAATGGTAGGCAAAGGGAGTTAAGAGGTCACGCTAGAGCAAGCGGAATATATCCTAGCTTGGTAGAAAATTATCCGTACAGAAAGTGCTGGATTCATAACTCTAAAGGGGCCGGTGTAACACAACTTTCTGTTGATCTTTATATGGGGGTTGCTCGCTGTTCTACCGAAATTGGTCCCGTTTAATTTTTTTGTGCGTATATAGTATTAGTCTTTTACCAGAGGACTTAAATACATTCTAAGGAGAATAAAATGGCTAGAAATGACAGAATTTTCTACGCTTGTCAAGCTGTGGCAATCGTTCCTACTGGATATACACCCCTAGCGGTAAACATCGCCAGAGGTCTTCAAAGTGTTGGAATGAATTCCAATTTTTCGCTGGATCAGATTTTTGAAATCGGACAGCTTGGACTTTATGAAAACGTTGAAGATGTCGCAGATATCGAAGTGTCACTTGAAAAGGTTATCGACGGAGAAAGTCTGCTGTTTACATTGGCGTCGAACGGTAAAGCTAAGACTGACTTGGTTGCCGCTGTTAAAAGCCGAGCAGACGTTTGGCTTGCGGTTTTCGATGACAGTCAATCAAACGCTACTGGTGAAGCTCGTAACGTATGTTGGAACTCGGGTTGCTACATATCTAGCGTTTCCTATTCGTACAGCGTTGACGGAAATGCAACTGAGTCGATGAGTTTGGTCGGAAATGACCGATACTGGAACGCTCAAGGAAACACGCAAGCCGGTGTGGATGCCACTGCCCGATTCGCTCAAATCACCAACGGCGAGTTTGGTGACGACGAACCGGAATCCGGTGTTCAGCGTAGAGTGAATGTTGATCTGTTCAGCTCCACGATTCCCGATCTCGTTAAGGGGCAAGAGGGTGACCTCGCTAATCCTGATGCGGGTGGAGATGATCGTGGGAATTATCACATACAGAGCATTTCTGTTAGTGCAGATTTCGGACAAGAGAACATTCTTGAGCTGGGACGGTTTGGTCCTTATGCCAAGTTCGTAACCTTCCCGATTGAGATTAGTACCGAGTTTGAGGTTATCGCAACCTCTGGTGATCTGAAAAGTGTTTCAGGGATCAATACAAACTTGTATAAGCAAACAATCGAGATCAAAGATGACGCCGGAACCGTAATTTCACTTGGGGACAAGAATTTGCTTTCTTCGATCTCCTACTCGGGCGGTGACACAGGTGGAGGAAACGCTACCGTTAGTTATTCTTACACTAACTTTAACGATCTGCTTGTTGACGATGGCTCAAGTTATGTAACTTTGTAGGTAATTAGTAAAGGACTAGGACTTGGATGATATTTACTATGAGCAAATTTTAAACAGAATTATCCAAGGTCGTCTGCGAATCAAAGTGGACGACCTTGTTCTGTTTATTTATGAGCCAGATAGCTTTGTTTTAGAGGAATCTTACGAGGTTTATGAAGAAGCTAAAAGAAAAGCATACTTCTCAGGTTGCTATTTAAAAGATGACGCTGTAAATCTGCTTTGCGAAATGGATTTGTGGAATCCTTTAGATAAGAAAGCCGTAAAAGAACTAGAAAGTAATAACGAAGATTTAAAAGTTCAATTATTCATGAACTTTTTTAAGAAGAAGGAAGCTGCCGGGATAAGGAATAACATTAAAATGACAGAAAAATTGATAAATAAAACACTTGCCAAAGAGAAGCAATTTGATCACCTTACGTGCGAAGGTGTTGCCGGGTTCACAAGAAAGTCTTGGATTCTTTCCAATACAACCAAAACAATTGATGGAAACCCTTACGATTTTGTAGAGATTTCTTCTAATAGGATCTTAGACGTATACAGCGAAAAAACCATTTCCCCTTCTGATTTTAGAAGGGTGGCTAGATCTTCACCGTTCAGAACTATGTGGGCAAGCTCTAAAAAAAGAGGTGATATATTTGGCAAATGTGCAACCCAGATGGATGGTCAGCAGCTTTCTTTAGTGTCTTATGCGATGATGTATGACAATGTTTATGAAAACTCGGAGTCTCCAGCAGAGGCTATCATAAACGATGATTACGCTTTAGATGGTTGGTTCATCGTTCAAAAGAGAAAATATGAAAAAGACAAGAAGGCAGCAGAAGCAGAAGGTATCCTTGCAGGCTCAAAAAATGCAAACGCTCAGGAAGTTATGCTTATGGCGAAAAATAATGATGACGCCTCCGATATTTACGGCCTAAATGACGGCAGGTCTAGGTCAAAGATTCAAGCAAGACAGGAACAACTCAAAAGAAGTGACGGCGAATTAGTTCACTTTAAGGACTTTGAAGATGTTCAGTCGGACAGGTCAATTAACGCAGTTCAATCAGGAATCCAGTCGGTGAAAGGAAGAAGCTAACATGAGTTCAGAAGGTCCAGAGTACAACAAGTTCTTAAAAAAGTCTATTGACTTGAGGAACGTTAGAGAGCAGAGAAAAAAAGAGGTTTCCAAAGACGAGCTTTTTAAATCCTGCAAAAAGAAAATTCAAACCACAATGATAGGAGCGTTAGACGTTTTAGAAAAACGCTTTGGTTTTTTGTGGTCGCACGACAATTTGGAAGATTTGTCACAGGAACAGAAACAGCTAAAGGACATGTATGATGAAGCCAGAGCAGATATACTTGACAAAGGCAATAATCAGATAAGAAATTTAGAATCCGAGTTTTCAAATTACGAAGTTACCAAAAAAAGACATAAAATTAATTTACCACTAAGTAACTCAGGAGAGTAAGAATGGAAAATAACAAAACCATCGAAGGTCAGGACTTGAACGGCAATACTGTTAATGTAATGTTAAAAACGCCGGGACCACAGGAATACAGAGATTCTCAAATTGAGTACAACAAGGCTTTTAGAAAAGCTTTGGACTCAGGGGCTTTGCTGCGTCAAAAACTTACTGACTACATGACAGAGCAGGGTATTTGGAATGAGGCCAAACAAGCAGAGAACGACCGGTTCGTTGATGAGATCAATGCAAAAGAGCTTGTTATTAATAGTGGAGGCATCAAGTTGTCAGAAGCTAAACAGATAGCACTAGAACTAAGAGGTCTAAGGTATGAGTTTAGAGAGTTTATTGCAGAGAAAAACTCACTAGATCAAAACTCTGTCGAAGGGCAGGCCGACAACGCTAGGTTCTCTGAGTTAGTAAGACTTTGTATGCTGAATCCAAAGACTAAAAAACCGTACTTCCAAACTCAAAAGGATTACGATGCAAGCGGAGATCAGCCTTGGGTGGCACTAGCTTCTTCTGAGCTTGCTAGTATGATTTACGGCCTTGATCCTGACTACGATAATAAGTTGGCAGAGAACAAGTTTCTCAAAGAGTTTAATTATGTAAATGAAGAACTTAGACTTGTCAACTCCGATGGGCATCTTGTTGACCTTGATGGAAACCTTATTGACGAAGACGGCAGGTACGTCGCCTATCGAAATGATAAACAGACAGAAGAAAATAAGTATTTTGTCAACAGGTCTGGTAACGAAGTTGTTGCTATTACTGATGAAGACGGAGAGGTTACTTGGGTCGAGAAGGGCAAGGAAGTTAGACAGCCATTCCTAGACGAAGAGGGAAACCCCATCGTTTCTGCTAAAAAAGAAGACTTGGAAGATGAAGCAGATCTTGTTGCTCCAGCGTCTAAAGGAAAGACGGCTAAAAAGAAATCTACTAGATCAAAAAAAACGTCTAGTAAAGAATAATTGTGTATAGGATTATGGGAAAATAGTAGCGGGGCATATTCTGCCCCGTTAGTTTTAGCATAAGAAGGTAAAAATGGCAGCTTTCAACTTAACGGCAGAAATTCAATTACAAGCTCCTAACACAAAAAGGGTTGCTAGCCAGATTCAGCGTGATCTGAGTGGGATTAAAATCAATCTAGATATTGGGAAAAACGCAAAGAATTTAGCTGCCGTTCAGCAGAATTTGGGTGGTGTTGCAAAACAAGGAGACAGAGCTTCTAAAAGTTTTAATCTTTTGAGCCGAAATGTTGCAGAGGCCGCTCGTAGATTCAGTGTTATCACTGTAGCCACGGGAAGTTTTATTGCCCTTGCTAGAGGTATCAAGACTTCTATCAGTAGTGCTATTGAGTTTCAAAGAGAGCTTGTAAAAATTTCTCAGGTTACCGGTAAAAGTCTAGATCAGTTAAAGGGTTTGGAGCAAGAGGTTACTAGGCTTTCTACTAGCTTAGGTGTTGCCAATTCTGAACTTCTTCAAACTTCTAGAGTGTTAGCTCAAGCGGGCCTTTCTGCGTTAAAGACCAGACAGGCGTTGGAAGTTTTGGCACAAACAACTTTAGCTCCTACCTTTGATACAATTATTGACACCACGGAAGGTGCAATTGCTATTCTTAATCAGTTCGGTAGAGAGGCTGCTAAAACTGGTCAAGATATTAAATTCCTAGAGCAGTCCTTGGATGCAATTAACGCTGTTTCTAAGAATTTTGCTGTAGAATCTTCCGACCTCATCGCGACAGTTCGTAGAACTGGTGGTGTGTTCGAGGCCGCTGGTGGTAATCTCAAAGAATTGATAGCACTGTTCACAAGTGTTCGTCAAACTACCCGTGAAGGTGCCGAAACAATCGCAACTGGATTCCGTACAATCTTTACTAGGTTGCAGAGGAAAGACACAATTGAAGCCCTTAATGAACTTGGAATTAGTCTTCAAGACGCAGAGGGTAAGTTTGTAGGACCGCTAAAAGCTATTGAAAAATTGGCTATTGGTCTTTCTGGATTGGATACTAAAGATGTTCGATTTAATGAAATTGTTGAACAGCTTGGTGGTTTCCGTCAGATTGGTAAGGTTATTCCTCTTATTAAGCAGTTTCAGGTTACCCAACAGGCATTAGCGGTAGCTAACCGCTCTGTCGGCTCCACCTCTAAGGATGCTCAAGAAGCACAGAAAGCTTTGTCTGTTCAGTTTGCAAAGACTAGAGAATCTTTTGACGCTCTTATTCGTAAATTTACGGACAGTTCTACTTTCCAAGATTCTGCCCAATTTGTTCTTAAACTTGCTAACACTTTTTTGAAATTTGCAGAGTCTCTTGAGACTGTTTTACCTTTATTGACTCAATTTGCTGCTATTAAACTCGGCAGAAGCTTGGCACCCGGATTAGCCCAGCTTTTTGGTAGAGGTTCTCAAAGAAGGAACGCTGGTGGCAAGATTCTTGGATTTAATCGCGGAGGATTTGTTCCCGGCCAAGGGAACGGAGACACTGTTCCCGCCATGCTGGAACCGGGCGAGTTTGTAATAAGAAAATCTAGTGCTAAGGCTATAGGTCCAAGCAGTCTACAGGCTATGAACTCTGGAGGATCTGGTGTAAAAAGAGCTAAGGGTGGAAGTATCCCAAATGCACAAAAATTTGCAGCGGGTGGTAAAACGGGTATTCTTGACACAGATCAGATCAAGGATAAAAAAGAAGCCATTGCGATCAGGCAGGCAATTGTTGACGGTAAAAAACTCAAGCAACTTGTATGGGGTCCAGCCGGTTCAGGTAAGACAACGCTTTCAAGAAAAATCTATGGTGAAAATTTTGTAAAGTCTAAATCGGACTTAGAGAAGTACGAGGATTTCATCGTATTAAGCGGGGCACAAACCACAAAGAAAAATACAAAGGTCGGTGGCAAGGAGGTTCCACTTTCTCAAACAACTGTGGACTTGGTAAGGGCGGCTAAGTCTATAGTAGGCGTTATCCCAGACCAAGAGACTCTAACTGCTAGAAGAGAAAAAAGAGTCGAGATGGCAGAGGAAACTCAGGCCGGTGGAGACACTAGAAGCGTTGGTCAATTAAAAGCATCTCGTTATGCTGCAAATGAGAAAGAGTCACAGGAAATACTCCAGATTTTTAAGAGCTTTAAAAAGAAAGCAACTGACATATCGTTGATTAAGCCCACTCAAGCAAATCCTGAACCAGAGGCTCAAAAATTTAATGCTGGTGGTCCAGCTGAAGTTACGGATAACGTTAAGAAGTTTACAAAATCTAGGCAGTTTGTGGCTGATATCAATACTACCTATAGAAAGCCAGAAAATCAGGAGTTTGACCAATCTGGTAGCGGCAACAAAAAGGCTACCCGTTTTAATGCGTCAGATGAGTTTTCGTTTAATCGTCAGAAAGACCAACTGGTTGACGTTGCCGATTTAGACCAAAGGGCAAAAGGGGTTCTAGAGTACAAGCAAGCAATTAAAGATAACAACGCTTCCGCAAGGGGTCTTGCGTTTGAAAAGGTGGTGGCAAACCAGAAAAATCTTACTTTGGAGAAAGATGCTGCCAACTCTCGACTTGACGCAACCGGCCCCGGTGGACAGCGTTACGAAATAAAAAGTTTAACTAGAGCAGGTAAAACTGCATCAGTTTCCAATAAGGTGCTGGGAGAGAAGTTGGTTGGTGCCGCTATTGATCCGATCACTAAAACCGACGAGCGAGTTAAGAAACAATTTACGCGACAGAAACTTACTGACAAAAAAGAGGGAGACAATATCAACCTTGGTAGAATCTCTCTTATTCAAGACACTACCAATATTAAAGAATTAGATAGAGTAACAAAAAAAGATGGAACAAGAAGAAAAAACGCAGCGGCACCCAGCCCAGAAGACCGAGCTTTGGGTGGTTTGATTCAAAAATTTGCTGGTGGTGGTCAGATTCCTAATCAAGACAAGCTAATAGAAAGCAAAACAACTTTTACCGGTTTCAAGTACGACCTGCTTCGCAAAAACGGACAACTGCAAGTTGTATCGGGCGGCGACGTTCGGATTTCTGGAAACAAAAGAAAGGTAATGAAATACTGGAACGAAATTGATGGAAAGGTTGATGCACCCATAATGAAGTCAGACTTTTCACGCAATTCTCTAAAATCCGGTGCTTATCAATATAAGGCTGCTGGCGGAAAAATTCGAGCTGACCAGCTTAGGATTGGAGATGTTTTATCTAGTGGAGAAACTGTTGACCAGAAATTAAAAACGGGAAATAGATCTAGGCGTCAGATTCAACTTATGCTCTCAAAGGGTGAGGTAAGCAGAAGAGAAAAATACGATCTTGATAAGATGTTTGATCTTACATCGAGAGGTGAAGACAGGGCGTTAAAGCTTGCCGGTGGAGGTAAAGTTCGTGCCGACCAGTTGAGAATTGGCGATGTTTTATCTAGTGGAGAAACGGTTAGTCAAAAGCTGAAAACGGGAAATAAAGCTAGGCGTCAAATCCAGCTTATGCTCGATAAAGGGGATCAGTCCAGAAGAGAAAAATACGATCTTGATAAAATGTTTGACCTTACATCGAGAGGGGAAGATAGATCGTTAAAACTCGCTGGTGGAGGAAAAGTTCGTGCCGACCAGTTGAGAATTGGAGATGTTCTTTCTAGCGGGGAAACGATTAGTCAAAAGTTGAAAACTGGAAATAGATCTAGGCGTCAGATTCAACTTATGCTCGATAAAGGCGGTCAGTCCAGAAGAGAAAAGTATGACCTTGACAAGATGTTCGATCTAAATAGTAGGGGTCCAGACCTTGCATTAAAATTGGCTCTTGGAGGAATCGCTACCAAGAAAAAGGTCGGGGCCGCTATTCTTGACCCAGACCAAGGATTGGCTGCCGAAGGTGTAAATGTTGGAATAAAAGACGTAAAACCGTTTATTACAAAGTCCACACAAGAACAGCGAGACGGAATTAATAAGGAATATGCTGCACAAAAGTATTCTGTTGTCAAGCAGGGCTTGAATCAAAAAACCTCCGATGGGTTCAAGGACACTCTTCTTGACGGTGCTGCTAAAGGTGTAAACGACGCCGTTAGTAGTCTAGGTTCAGACCTAGGTCTTGGTAGTGTTAAGCCTGATCCAAATGATATAGGAAATCTAAAAGAAAAGATTAGATCATCAGGTGCGTTAGGCGGACCTTTTGAAAACGCTCTTAATATCTTATCTAATAAAGGTAAGTTCAAACCATCTCCTGCCAATGCTCCTTTTGATTTTCCAGACGGTCTTAATGGTGCTGTAAAAGATAATTATAACAACCTTCCCGGTTCTTACATTGATGCTAAATCTAGCTATGCAGCGGCGGAAACAGAAGGAATCAAGGGCAAAATCGCTCAAGAGATTGCCGCAGAATACAAAGGTAGTGCCACATACAAGAACTTGGCTGCCGACACCGGAAGTGGCGACAAGGCCGGTCTTCAAAAGGCTCTTAAAGCCAGATTCCCTAAACGTCCAGATCAAGCTGGATATTCTTTATCAGATTTTCAAACTGCCACAGGTAGAAAGTATAAAGCTTCTGAGCTTAAAGAACTAGGTTTTACAAAATCAGGCGGAACAAACTACCTTAATAGCGGAGGCTCTGCTAAAGGTCCAGCACCATCTGACACTGTTCCTGCAATGCTCACTCCGGGCGAGTTTGTGTTCAGCAGGAAAGCTGCTGAGTCTATCGGTTATGGTAGACTAAATAAAATGAACAAGAAGGGAGTCGAGGGCTTTGCTACTGGTGGAGCCGTTGGGCCAACGAGATTTGGTAAACCTGTTGTTAAACTGAGGGGAGGGGGAGCTGGAACCGTTGAAAGTCGCGGACTAGATGCCATTTCTGGTGGAGATGGTAATGCAAGAGCTATTGCCGAGAGTCTTTATATTGATGCCACCAGCGAGGGGGCGAGTGTCCAAGAAGGTCTAAATATAGCAGCAGCTCAGTTAAACGACTACCTACAGCAAACTAGCAAAATCTATGCAGAGGTTATTGCCGCAAATAAAGCTGCCAATGATGAGCTGGACAAGGCATCACCAGAGCAGAAAAAGCTCAACGCACAAGTTAAAAACAGAGCGGAGGCAGAACAACAGGTTAGAGATATCGCCGCCAAATCCTTGAGGTTACAGAGAAGTG